CGTCTAACCTCACTAATGCGATTGGTGGAACAAACAACTCTAGTACAGTCACGAATGCGATTAATCAAGAGAGTGTTTCAAATGCAGGAAACTCACAGGCTAACACTGTAGTAATACAGGATAACTCTGTGAGTTCAGCTCAAACGAATAATACTCAAAACACTGTGGGAAGTTCTCGCTCGATGCCGTCACCAACAAATGACAACCGCACACGAGCGAGCGCTTATGCAGGTTAGTCCTCAGCAGCCAACTTGGAGAAGAAAGACATTGTGTCTTCTTCATCGTCGTCTGTGGAAACTGATCGAGGTTCTGGGGCAGGCGTCGATTTCATTGGCGCTGCCTCACGTACAGTTTCCATCTGAACTTGTTGAGACGTTGACCGAGGCGTCTCAATCTGACCCAAAACCAAGTGAAGACGTTGTTCCAACTCATCATAAGTCTTGTAGTTCGACGGATCAGTAAACTCGTTCAGATCATACAGACCGTTGTAGATCCTCTCAAGTTCATCATCATCGTTCGATAGTGGAGCGGGTGATGCAAACTCTGACTTATCATAGTTGCGATAGCCTTCGACATTACGGATCTTCAACTTGAATGAAGCACCTTCCCAGAAATCGAATGGATTTACTGGTTCTTCGTCTTGGAACTGTGGTTGCATCTGATCCATGATCTTATCGAAGATCTTCTTACCGAAAGTGTAAAGGAATACCTTACCTTCGTTCTCAGGGTTAGATGGATCTGACTCCACAAGGATGTTTGCGACATAGTGTAGACGACGCTTGCGCTCACGCACTAGTGCACGGTCTTCATCATTCTCTGTCGCCCACAACTTACTGTTCATCTCTGATACAGGGTCTTGTTGACCGATAGAAGTCAGAGACTTCTCGATGTACCATTGACCAGTTGGGCCTTTGAACCCGTGATCCCAGTAACGGACAAATTCCATGTTACCATCCTTGCCTGGCAAGAATCGAACCACGGCATAACCATTCCCTGCCTTGTCTACCGTGGGTTTCCACTGGCGTTCATCGACATAGGATGACTTGTCCTTCTTAGTTTCGGGGTTTGCCGATGCGACCAGATCGGCGATGGTGTTACGGTTGCGCTTTAGATTAGCGAATGACATATGAGTTTCCTCTGTATAGTTTCTAGTTTGTTTGTCGTCACTGTATACGTGACATAGTATATAGTACCAAAACTATTCGGAGTTTTCAAGCGGTTTCCAAACAGAATCGGCCGTATACACATAAGATCCCAAGCACTCTTTGTCCCACTGGTGTGGTTCAATCAGACTCAGAATCGATTTACCTTCGATAAGGTAAAGGTGGTAAGCCACCCCAACACGGGGGACAAAGTTGTACGATGCGTTGTACAGGTATTCGTTTATCTTCGAGAGTTCCACTAGATTCTGATACTCTTGATTCAGCAACTCTAGTTTGTTCTCGAAATAATTACGTGCGAGTGACCCTCGTTCTGACTGAAACAGTTTCGTGTCAGGCAGTTCGATTGGTGGTGCGGCGTTGTTGTCGCCATAGGTCAGTAACGCACGTCGTTTAGTCAAAGGGGAAGAACCGAATCACCACCCTGAATGTATCGCAGACGCATGGCATCGGCTTCGAGTTTGTCCTTGATGACCGGACTGATATACTTCTTGGCATCTTCGGGTTCCAGTTTGTACTTATCACACAAGTGGATGATTGCATCAAGGTAGTTCAAGGCCAGATCTCGCACAGTCTCTTCCACCAATCCTTGAAACTTCTTTTTGGTCATAACAAGGTTTTTAAGTTGATCTTCTTTTATTTCCATACCATTCCTAAATCGGGGTAGTAGACACCCTTCGTTCGTTTCGCAAAGCCTTCCTGATCGTATGCAACAGCAATACAGATAGGCACTGACTTGTATTCACGGTTCAATCCATAACATGCATCCAACCATATACCTGTTCGTAAATAGGTCTGCATGTTCGACACATAACGTTTCGAGTCTATGTCCTTGTTACCCTTCCATGCACTGATCCACGTCTTCACCTTGTCGGGGTGTAGTTTGTGATCCGACTCCAACTCTACGACAGACGGGTGCATCGTGGGTTCCGTGAAAATCTTTTCACGTAGTTCTGCCCCACGTTGATACAAAGGTAGAAGGTTGTCCCGCAGAGACTCGGCCACACGTTCGGGCATATATCCCAATTGGAAGTACTTCCAACCCTGTTTCGCAAACGCAAGAAGATAGGGGTCGGGTAGTGTTGTCAAATCAACTTCCCAACCACTATGGTCTCGAACCCACTTCTTCATCGAATGAAGATATTCACGATCAGTCACTTCATAGTGTACATAATCTTCGACCGAAAGAAAAGCGTTGTACCGATCCTGTTCGGTTTTTGCTTTACGTAGACGATCCCACTTAGGTTCGGGTACCAGTGTTGTTTTCTTCTTTGCAGTAAACTTTTTCTTAATCCGAGCTGCCATCTTCAAACAATCCGCACCAGTTACAGGCCTTACCTTTCTCTACTAGCATCGTTGCACGTTCTTTCGCACACTCGTGACGCCACATATCGAAAGGTCTCTCTAATGGATTCTCTGACTCAAAGATCTTATCCCAGTTGTCGGAGAATGTTTTGTGATCAACCGCTAATGGTCGCGGTTTGTCTCCCTTCCCGTTCATATTCGTTCCACCATTCAGGTTTGTCTCGTTTAGTCCATCGAGCAAACTCACGTTTGTCTGCCCAATAGAAGTTGCGATAGGATTGTATCGAATCCCCTTCGACGATACATTCCGGATATTGTTTCATTGCCGGTGTAGGTTGAGTGAACTCACTGTCACTGATCTGCATAGGCGGCAATAAAAGATGATACTCCAGTTTACGCCACGACTCGTGTGTACGGCCGTAACGATATGTATACTCGGTGCAAAGGTTCGCCCAGAGTTCGTACAACCAATTGTAGTTTGCGGCAGACTGACGAACCCAGATTGCGGACGGGTGATTGACATGACACGCCTTGTACAGTTCATGGTTCATGAGTGCATCGGGGTGAAAGTATCGTTTGATACGATGCCCCTTGGTTGTACGGCCGATGTAGTAGTCACCATCAACCACACGATGTGCAGTAGAAAGTAACTGTGCATACTCGACACACATTTTACTGGCATGTGCATCACAGTGTTGTTCTGCACAAATGATTGGATCTGGATCAAGATAAAAGATATTCATAACGTATAGTGTACAATAAAAAAATTGTTAAGTCAAGATGAGGCCCCATTGCGGGGCCCGTTTTTTATGAGAAATGTTTGTCGAGAAATTTTTCACCCCGACGATCGATCCATGTAGCAAGATCGTAAATCCCAGATATGATCATGTAAGTCACATCCCAAACAAAAGCGATGGGCATTACGATAACATACTTCAATAACAGACGGGAGTTCATTACTTCAGGTCGCTACCGCCGTTACCTGATCCAGAACCACCAGCACCGTCTGAACGACGAGCTTCGCGTCCTTTCCACCAGATCGCACCTGCGCCTACTACTAACGCTAAAATTAACCATTCCATGAGAATTCTCCTTAGATTTTCTCTACTTTGATACCACACTTAATTAAAAAGTCTTTACCACTACCCTTCGAGGATTCATAATCCTCACTGTAGTATACAGTATTTATACCTGTCTGGTGTATCAACTTTCCACACTCGATACAAGGCATCGCTGTACAGAATAACGTTGCACCCTCTCCAGACTCAGTAGACCGTGCGAGTTTGGTGATTGCATTCGCCTCTGCGTGTAGAACTTCGGGTTTGGTTTTATACTCCCCATAAATGTCTAAGTCTGCACCAGCAACATCCCATTTAACTTCGGGGTAGGCTTCCCAATACTCACAAGCATTATCCCATCCAGAAGGGGTGCCATTGTAGCCTACAGAGATGATGCGATCATCCTTGACGACAACCGCACCTACTTTCTTTTTGATCGCTGTGGACAATTGAGCGGTGTCCATTGCAATGTTCATGTAGTACTCTTTGTACTTATCTTTTACCATGATACCTTCGCCTTTTCTAACGCCACTTTCCTCTGAACATAGAGTATTTCACCCCAATCATCTCTACCAATTTCGTACATAGTAGTGTTTCGGTCAGCATTATACTGACCACAAGCGCTCAATGTATGACCATACTGCCCGTGATATGAGTAATATGCGTCCTCTATCTTTCTAAGATAGTCACTCCACGATTCACCTTCTTTAAGTTTACGCCTTGGATACATGACTACTCCTTCTCAAAAAAGTCAGCAGGTTTCAACTCATTGTACAGCGCACAGGCCTCAGACCGGAAACCTTCGACAGTGAGTCTATCAATCTCAGCATTGATTCTATCTCGTTCGACCATACCGCGTTTGTAATACCGCTGGTCATCTGAGTATGTATAGTACCAATCATGAGACTCTAACATCTCTTTCAAATCATTCAACATTATACTGCTATCCCATGCATTTCCATTTCTTTCTCAAGACGCCACTCGACAGTGACAGGCTCGAACTCTTGAAAAGTCGTAGTACCGATCTGACCCTCTTCGCCATTCTGAACCCAGCGGCGAGTACCGCACACTTGGTTCTCAAAGTTGAGAGCGTTTTGCTCCATCAACAAGTCGCCACCGATAGAGACGTGAACGTTGATGGGAGCTTCCCAGAAGTCGACATAGTCAGACTCCACGAAGTCGATGGCATCGACCACCTTGACATCGAGGATGTACTCCTGCTCGTAGTCATTGCGCTTGGCAATGCCATTCTCGACGGCATTGTACCACTCGACATCCGCGAGCTGCTCGGGAGTGCAAGCAACGATATAGGTTGCACCACCCTTGGGCTTCCAATACTGAGGGCACTCACCCTCACCGTCCCAATCATGGGCGCCATAGTTCTCAAGATACTGAGTAGCGAAGATAATGCGGATAGATTGGTCAGACATAATATAAACTCCAAAGAGAAAAAAGAGGGGGAGAAGCAGTGAACCCGAAGTTCCTATTCCCGACGCCAGATGCCCGAAGAGAGAGAGAGAAGGGCAAGCAGTGAACCCGAAGGTTCCTAGTCGGGAGACCAGATCTCCCCAAACAACAAAGACATTATCTCATAGGTGGCGACAAATGTCAACACTTTGCTCATTTTTTTGGTGAATAGTCATAATTCATCTCGTGAATAGTGGTCGGAGTGGCTGGATTCGAACCAACGACCCCCTGCTCCCAAAGCAGGTGCACTACCAAACTGTGCTACACTCCGAAAAATGATGGGGGGTGCCACATACCTGTCATTCGGAATCTTCGCAAGCATCCACCCCATCTTAAACACTACCGACCAGTAGTAATCATACGCATCGCACCGTCATTCACATACTGAACACGATCGTCCCACTCAGCGAAAGGCGACAATCCGAACGGGACGAAAACCTCTTCTCCGACTCGTTGACCTTCGGTGTCGAAACGACACTCGATGTAGTAACCACAACGGGCCGGCGCATGACGAAGAACTTTACCAATCACAAACGAATCTTCGACACCTTCGCGGGGACGGAAATCCATCGCCTTGATGAACTCACCGACCTTCGCAACACCTTCAAACTTCAACATGATTATGCCTCCTTAGGCGCAAACAATTTACCGAAACCTTCAACCAGAAGGTTGTAAGCGTAGACTTCGTATCTCCACTCGTGGTCGAAATCGTAGTCGTCAGTCTCAAGAGCATCAACTTCCGCTTTCGCGTAACGCTTCTCAAAACCTTGAAGAGCGTCAAGAGTATCTTCAGTACCCATGAAACCCTTGATGATTCGAAGGGCTTGGTTGAAGTCAATACCCGCAGTCTGCATCTCTGCGATTTCGTACTCAGTTTGGTAGATAATTCGTGCCATGTCTCAATTCCTCATCTCAAATTACGTAGTAATTATCTCA